CAATATGGAATCTAGATTACAAAACTGGGCGTGGTATGTATCTTATGGGGTAATTGGCCCACAAGTAGAAACAACCTGTCGATCTTTTGAAAAGAATTACATTCCTGAGTTGGGCAATCTGTATGCAGAGCCAGAGCCGCATTATGAGCCTGACCATGTAGACGGTGATCTAATAGAACAAGCCATTAAGAATTTGCCCCAAAACCTACGGCAAGCGCTTAAACTAAGATATGTAAGCCATCCTTACGCATCCATTAACCAGCTTGCTAATGCAGCCAGAACGACAGTACACAGAATAGAAGCAGATTTACTAAATGCAAAAAAAAGACTCCAGCACGAACTGGACAGAAAAGCCAAGTCAAATCACTATAAGAGCTTGCTCACGGTGCAAGATAAGCAAATCGACTAAGGATGGCGAGATGGAGATATATGGCAACGGTATATACCAGCGCTTTGTTTGCCTGTCTTGTAGGAATGTAAAAACGCATTTATAATTGTGCTAGGAAACCTTTGCCCAAAATTTGCGAGAGCTTAAATGAACCCTGAGAAAACTACCATTATGATCGGTCTGCTGGGTGATAAGCCCAAGATGGGCAAGAAGGAAGAAGGCGGCTTATTGGCTGAGGACAAAAGCGCCTGCCCATTATCTACAATGGATGCCGACATCAACAAAGGCAATATGCGTAAGGCTGTTTTAACTGCCGATTATGGGTCTAAAAAAGATGGTGAAGGAAAATGCAAGGCTTGTGAGTATTTCAATACTGATATGGCTGATTGTGGCGTACCTAAAGGCAAAGGCCATTGCGACATTTTTGACTTTGTATGCGACCAAAACAACGGCTGTATGGCTTGGGAAGCAATAGGCGAAGATGAGATGGAAATGGAAAATGAGGAGTACGAAGATTGAAAACTGGACTCTACGCTAATATCCACGCTAAACGCAAGCGCATCGCTGAAGGATCAGGCGAGAAAATGAACAAAGTAGGCAGCAAAGCAGCGCCAAGCGCAAAAGACTTTAAAGCCGCAGCCAAGACAGCAAAGCCTAAGAAAAAGTGAGATTAGGGGTAATAATCCCATATCGAAACAGAGAGCAGCATCTAGCTAAGATGTTGCCTCATACAGTTAGTTATTTCCGCAGAAACACCAATGTAGAGCCTTTATTCTGCATAGCAGAGCAGGTAGACGATAGTCCATTTAATCGTGGCGCAATCGTAAACCATGCCTACGCAGCTATCGCTGGGATGGTGGATTATGTCTGTTTTCACGATGTAGACTATATGCCTATGTGGGCAGATTATTCAGAGCCTAGTTTGCCAAGCCGCATTATCTGGCATGGCATGGACACAAGACCAGTAGGACACGGTACAGATCAAATAGTAAAAGCCCAGCGTTACGGTTTAGCTGCGGTGGCGGTAATGAAGAAGTGGCACTTTGAAGCCTGTAACGGCTACTCCAATACTTATTGGGGATGGGGCTACGAGGACACAGACCTCGCTAAGAGGCTCGAATCAATCGGTCTGCCACTAGGGTATAGGGATGGTACTTTTATCGCCTTAGATCACGATTCAAACGGTTATGACGCCAATGGCGAAACAGAAGTAAGCAAGGCAAACGCTAAACGCTTTGTAGATAGGGTTTACCCTAACATGGTAGATGGGCTGGCAACGCTCAACGCAGATGTTGTGGAAATACAACAACACATGGCTAGAGGGCTAGCAGATGGCGAAGAAGCTCCGCTAATTTGGTGTAAATACGATCTAAAGGAAATGTATGAAAATGAGCAAAAAGCAAGCCAAGATCGGTAAGGTCATGGGCGAGTACAAAGAAGGCACTCTACATTCCGGCAAGAGTGGTAAGATCGTTAAGAATCCTAAGCAGGCCATCGCTATTGCAATTAGCGAAGCATCTAAGTCTGCTCGTTATAAAAAATGAAAGTCCGTGAGGCTGCTGGCATCCTAGAGCGCATGGGCGTTGCTGGATATAACAAGCCTAAACGCACACCTAACCATCCTACTAAAAGCCATGTAGTTGTAGCTAAGGAAGGCGATAAAGTAAAAACGATTCGATTCGGTCAGCAGGGAGTAAGCGGTAGCCCAGCTAAAGAAGGCGAATCAATGGCTAATAAAGCCAGGCGCAAGAGCTTCAAAGCAAGACACGCTAAGAACATAGCCAAAGGCAAGATGAGCGCAGCTTTTTGGGCAAATAAAGAAAAATGGTAGTTAAGGGATAAATATGGCAAGCCTATTAGATATGGCGCAAGCCAGATTGCAAGGTTTGTTAGATTTACCAGCAAGAGCAGGTCGGGCGCTGGTTGATCCTACGGTATTTAGCGGTCTGTTAGGCGCACCAACACTACCGAAAGAGCGTGGCATTGCTCAAGCCGCTTACGGTCTGCCGCCAGAGCCAAATATGTCTGTCCTAAACCCAGAACAGGCAGCTTATATGCAAGGCTATGCACAAGGTGAGCCATTATCGTATTTAGGCTTGTTAGCCCCATTTACAGCCCCAGCAACGGTAGCAGGTGCAAAAGCAGTAGCGCCACAAGCAGGTATGGCATTAGAGAACTACATGGCTAGGCAAGGGCTTATACAGCCATTAACCGCTTATCATGGCACACCGCATACGATTCAAGGCCAATTTGATATAAACAAAGTAGGGACTGGCGAAGGCGCACAGGCTTATGGATATGGGATGTATTTTGCTGAAAACCCTGCTGTAGCTAAAGAATATTCAAAAATGTCTCCTGCTGGTGGGGCGCAGCCATCCCCACGCAGAGCTATTGGCGGCACGGAAGTTGAGCCAATGACCCCTGAATATAAAGCCGCACAATTAGTTGATGAAATGGGACTGGCAAAAGCTAAAAAGTTTGTTGCAGATTGGTCAAAAAATCCAACGCCCGAACAAGTAGATTTTGTTCAAGGTATACAAAATACATTATCAGGCATTACAAAAAAATCAGATGTTAAAAATTTAGGTACAGGCAATCTATACAAAGTAGATATACCTGATGCAGACATACCTTTTATGTTGGATTGGAATAAATCTTTAACAAAACAAACACCGGAAGTACAAACAATACTTAAAGATAAGTTTCCGTCAGCGTTTGATGACCCTAGACAATCTACGGGGCAAGGACTATATAAAGAATTAGTTAAGGGCATGGCTAAAGTTGGCGCAAAAGACCCTGAAAAATTTATGTCAGAAATCCTAAATCAGTATGGAATTAAAGGAATACGCTATTTAGATGAAGGTAGCCGCAAAGCTGGCGGCACAAGCAATTTTGTAGTATTTGAGCCATCTACCGTAAATATACTAGAAAAGAACTCTGAAAAAGTAGAGGGACTATTAGACTAAACTGTTGTAGAATAGCAACATCATCAACCATCAACCCACAGGGCATGGAATGTCTACAGAAAACAAAGATTTAGGAATCGCCTCGAATAATCGTGGTGGTCAGCCAGGCAATCAGAACGGCAAGAAGGGAAAGCTGTTCTACAACCAGCTACGAGTAGCCTTGGTTCAAGAGGATAGCCGTAAATTACGCACTATTGCACAAAAGCTAGTAGATGCTGCTGAGCAGGGTGAGCCTTGGGCTATTAAGGAAGTAATCGACAGGGTAGACGGTAAGGCCGTACAAGCTACAGAGATTAGCGGTGTAGATGGCGAGGCTATCGAACTAAAGCAGATTGAGTTCATTATCAAGCGCCCAGAGTGATCGAAGCAGAAGAAAAGCTAAGTCTTGAAATACCAGAGAAGCTAGAGTGCTTGCTGGAAGATTACCGTTTTAAAGTCGTATACGGTGGGCGTGGCTCGTCTAAGTCTTGGACAGTAGCTAGGGTATTGCTTGCTATAGGTCGTAGAAAGAAACTCAGAGTCTTATGCGCCCGTGAGTTCCAAAACTCCATTAGTGATTCGGTACACGCTCTGCTTGCAGATCAGATCAAGTCGCTAGGATTAGAGGACTTCTACACAGTACAGAATACAAGTATCTTTGGTAGGAATGGCACAGAGTTCTTATTTGCAGGCTTAAAGCACAACATTACCAAGATCAAGTCGTTTGAGGGTGTAGACATCTGCTGGGTAGAAGAAGCGCAGACTACCAGTAAGTCTAGTTGGGATACGCTGATTCCTACGATTCGTAAAGAAAACTCAGAGATATGGATTACCTTCAATCCTGAGTTAGATACAGACGAAACCTATAAACGGTTCGTAGTCATGCCGCCTAAGTCGGCAAAGGTAGTAAAAGTAAACTGGTCGGATAACCCTTGGTTTCCTAAAGTTCTTCAAGAAGAAAAAGATGACTTGAAAGAACGAGATATGGACTCATATCTTAATGTATGGGAAGGCAATACAAGGCAAGTCCTAGATGGCGCTGTGTACGCTAACGAGCTACGCAAGGCGCAAGAAGAAGATCGGATCAGAGATATACAAGTTGATAAGTCTATCCCTGTATCTACATTCTGGGACTTAGGCTGGGCAGATAATACGAGCATTTGGTTCGTACAGACTGTGCCTGGCGGTGAAGTACGAGTAATTGACTTCTACCAAGACAATCAGAAAACCATAGATCATTATGTAAATATCCTTCAAAACAAGGGATATACATATAGGGATCATTGGCTGCCACATGACGCAGAGCATAAGAATATGACTGGTCGCAGCACAAAAGAGATTATTGAGAACATGGGGTTGCCGGTACGGATTACCCCTAAACTCTCTATTGCAGACGGAATAAACGCAGCTAGAATGTTGATGAATCGGTGTTACTTTGATACCAACCGTTGCGCTGAGGGCTTACAGGCTTTACGGCATTACAGATACGCAGTAGATCCTGATACAAAGATGTTTAGTGATAAACCCCTACACGACCAGCACAGCCATGCCGCAGACGCATGGAGATATGTTGCCGTAGGACTGGATGAGAAGCCCGATATGTGGGATAAGCCATTAAAGATTAACGCAAAGTGGATAGTTTAAATATGGATGACAACAAGCTAAAAGGTATTCTTGACGCAGAGATTGATAACTCAATCGGCTTTGTAGATACCGAAACAACCGAGGCTCGTAGAAAGGCATTGACCTACTACAATCGTGAGCCATACGGTAACGAAGTAGAAGGCCGTTCATCCATTGTTACTGGAGAAGTTGCTGAGGTAGTAGATGGCGCATTGCCACAACTGTTGCGTATCTTTACCCAGTCAGACGAGTTATGCCGCTTTGAGCCTAAAGGCCCAGGCGATGAGGAAGGCGCTAAACAAGCTACGGAATACTGCAACCTAGTCTTTTTCCAAGACAATGATGGCGTAATCCTGATGCACAACTGGTTTAAAGATGCTCTCTTGCAAAAGAACGGCATCGTCAAATATTGGTGGGAAGATAGCGCAGACCCAACCAAAGAGAAGTACAAAGACCTGTCGGCAGAGGAGTTCCAGCTATTGTTCTCTGATGGCACGATGGAGTTGGTAAGTCAGGACATGAAGGAAGTATCGCCTGAGATTCTTGATCCAATGACCGGTATGATTATCCCTGCTACATTCTCATACGATGTAGTGGTAATGAAGAAGAAAGAGTCTGGTCGGGTAAAGATTCAGAATGTACCGCCAGAGGAGTTTTTAATCTCTAAGCGTGATAAGACGATTAAAGACGCTCGATTTGTAGCCCATCGCCTTAACATGACTCGCTCGGACTTAATTGCTGCTGGTTACTCTAAAGACATTGTAGATAACTTGCCTGCGTACTCAGACCTAACCTACACACCTGAGCGCATTGCTCGTTGTGAGCGTGGCGAGATGCCGGATGAAACGCACTCCTTAGACTTCTCGATGCAAGACATTGAGGTATTTGAGTGCTATATCCGCACCGATTACGATGAGGATGGCATTGCCGAACTGCGTAAAGTTACCTACGCTGGCTCAGAGATTCTTGATAACGAAGAAGTAGATCACATTCCATTCGCTAGTATTTGCCCAATCCCAATGCCCCATAAGTTCTTTGGGCAGAGTTTGGCAGACCGTAGCATGGACATTCAGTTGATTAAGTCTACGATTACTCGTCAGATTCTCGACAATATGTATCTGACCAATATGCCTCGTATGACAGCTATTGATGGTCAAGTAAACATGGATGACCTGCTAACCGTTGCTCCTAATGGAGTAGTACGCATGAAGTCGCAGGGCGCAGTACAAGCCTTGACCGTACCAGCAACCGCAGCACAGTCGTTCCCAATGCTAGAGTATTTAGACTCGGTAATGCAGAAGCGCTCAGGCGTTGCACAGGCTGGTCAGGTATTAGACCCAAGCATTTTGCAGAACACAACGGCTACGGCTATTGCGGCAATGCAACAGACTGGCGCAGGTCGTATTGAAATGATTGCCCGTATCTTTGCTGATACAGGTGTAAAGGACTTGTTTACAGGCATTTTCCACTTACTTTGCAAGTACCAAGACAAAGAGCGTGTTATCCGTCTGCGTGGCAAGTACATCTCTATTGATCCAAGAGAGTGGTCTAACAACTACGACATGGAAGTTAATGTGGGCTTAGGTACGGGTAACAAAGATCAGCAGATGGCTATGGCAGCTATGGTATTGCAGAAGCAAGAGCAAATCTTGCAGACCCAAGGCCCAGCTAACCCATTGGTATCTGTAGCTCAGTATCGGGAAACATTAGGTCGT